ATACTGACCAACACAATAGTCGAGATCAAAGCCGCCCGGCGTGCGTTCAATGGTCAACCGTTCGCCTTTGCTGCATTCAATCAGATCGTCATCAGTGACGCCCGCATAATAGGCGGCGAGAATGGCCTGCCTTACGCCGCGTAAGTCATTTGTAATGCTGCGCGCTTCGCTGAAATAGGCCGCTCGCCCGTTCGTGTCGCGGTAATCGCTGCAATAGTCGCGGAAATCAAGCCCCGGATTTTTTGCGGCGTATGCGGCCAACATGCGAAGGGTTTGAGGTTGCGCCTCAATGTCAACCCATGATGGAAAAAGAGAGACAGTACGTTTGTTCATGTTAGCTCCAAAGAATGTCAAAGTAGGCCAATGCGCCCACGGTTAAAAGTAAGCCGATAACTACGGCGGCGGCGATGTCATAAATTGTTTGTTTCATGCTGTCGCCCTCATTGCCGCATGGTTAGCGGCGCGGTTTTCATCGGTGAACTTAACGGCGGAGATAACCCGCACGGTGCGGGTATCAGTGACGGCGCGGGCGTGCCTAAAATCGGCGGCTAAAGAATCGGCGGCGGGTTTTGTTTGCGCGGCGTGAACGGTAAACCAACCCGATGCGCCCATGTAGGCGTTGTTGGTTTGAATTTGAATCAAGTACTTTGCTTTCATTTTGTTTCCTTAATGGTGAAACTATCGGCGGTTAATGTTTTATCCATGAAATAGCCCTTCGCAGCGTATTCTGGTGCCCTGGTGTCAATCCAAAACTGGGCGCGTTCGCGGGTGTCGCAAATAACGTGAACCGCTAGCGGGTTTTGTTTTTCAACTACTTTGAAAGTCATACATTCACCGCCTTTGCAAAGTTAGGGGCTTCGCCGTTATAGGTTGCAACGCGAAAAGAATGAAAACCGGCGGCGATCGCGGCGGTTTTGACTTTCTCAATATTCGCGGCGTCGTTTGCGCTAGATGCAAAGTTTGCCAAAATATCTTCCATATAGTCACGCGTTTCGCCGCGCGCTAAGCCATAAATTAGAATTTCTTTCATGTTTGCCCTTTACTGTAGGTTAGGTTTTACCGTTGCATTGTTTGCGCCGGTGAATATATTGTAAAAGATTCTTTTACATTGTCAACAATTATTTTCTAGGGACAAACCCTAACATGTGTGCGGCGGTGTGCGGCATGTGTGCGGCGTTTGCGTGCCTCAATGACTCACGGGTAAATGCTTGTTGCATATAGTTTTTTGCCTATTGTGTGTCAATGTGAGTTATTAAAAAGATCATCTATGAAAATATGTCTATGTTATGTTAAGTAGCGCAAAACGCTGGGCGGCGCGCGATTTAAAAGTGCCTTCACAATGACTCACATGACCCACAAACCGCGTGCACAAAGTTCGTGCCTTTTCCGCGTGAGTCAATGTGAGTCATGAAAAGGGAATGACCCACAATGACTCACAAACCATGCGGCCATGCAAACCATGCGCCGCGTGACTTAGTGCAAAAGTCATGACCCACAATGACCCGCAGCTAAAACCCTACTGGCAGCAAGGGTATTTTTGGCCAAGGGGGAGGGGGTAGGGCCGAGCGCAAAGGGCCAGCAAAAACGTAGCGTTCACGAACAATTTTTTATTTTTTGTTGTAAACTCGCACCACGTGCAAAAAGCATGGAGAACACATGTTCCATTCGATTCCATTTACACCGCGCAAGGTCGAAGCGACAGAGTCGCGCTTGAAGGCGGTATATGACGCGGCCAAGCTGGGCCTCAAGGGAGATGCCTTAGCCTTAGCGGCAGGCATGCTGCCTATTGAATACAGACAACTCACGCAACTTGACCCCGTGGTGGAACTCGCCGCGCAAAAGGGCAAAGCGGATGGTGAGATAGAATTGTCTCGCACGCTACATACGGCGGCCCTCAACGGCGACGCCAAGGCGGCGTTAGAAATCCTGAAACATCAACACGGCTGGGTAGCCAAGCAGGCCATATCTGTTGAAGTCGATCAGCGCATATCAATCACTGGTGCGCTGGCTGAGGCAACCAAGAGGGCGCTGACAGTCGAAGACGCAAACATCATAGAACCACAAATCCATGCAATCGACCATATACAGCGCTGAAGACGAACAGGAGTTGATGGCCAGATTATGGGCGCCAGCGATCAAGGACAATCCGTTGGCGTTTGTAATGTTCGCGTTTCCTTGGGGTCAGCCTGGCACGCCGCTGGAGCATTTCAAAGGCCCGCGCAAATGGCAGCGTGAAGTCCTCCAGACCATTGCCGACCACATCACGCAGAACAAAGGCCAGCTAGATTTCAACACCCTACGCCACGCTGTCTCATCTGGCCGTGGTATTGGTAAGTCGGCGTTAGTGTCATGGATCACGATCTGGATGCTCTCAACCCGCATCGGCTCAACGACCATCATCTCGGCTAACTCAGAATCGCAGCTAAGGTCAGTCACATGGGCCGAGATTACCAAGTGGCTGGCGATGGCACTTAACAGCCACTGGTTTGAAGTGTCAGCCACCCGACTGATGCCTGCCAAGTGGCTCACGGAACTGGTCGAGCGTGATCTTAAGAAAGGCACACGCTACTGGGGCGTCGAGGGACGACTGTGGTCAGCGGAGAATCCCGACGCTTACGCGGGTGTCCACAACTTCGACGGTGTGCTAGTCGTGTTCGACGAGGCCAGTGGTATTGACGACAGCATCTGGGCGGTCACAAGTGGATTCTTTACAGAGAACACGCCTAACCGCTTCTGGATGGCGTTTAGCAACCCACGGCGTAACACTGGGTACTTCTACGAGGCGTTTAACAGCAAGCGGGAGTTCTGGACGACCAAGGTGGTGGACGCCCGCACGGTCGAAGGAACGGACAAGCAGGTCTACCAGCAGATCATTGACGAATATGGCGCTGACTCATCACAAGCGCACGTCGAGGTGTACGGTCAATTCCCATCCGAGGGCGACGATCAATTCATATCGGCAAGTTTGGTCGACGAGGCGATGAAGCGGCCTAAGTACCAAGACCAATCAGCACCAATAGTGATCGGCGTAGACCCTGCCCGCTTTGGCGCGGATGCAACAGTCATCGCTGTCAGGCAAGGGCGAGACATTATTGCCATTCAGCGCCACAGGGGCGACGACACTATGACTGTGGTCGGGCATGTGATCGAGGCGATTGAAGAATACAAGCCCGCGCTGGTTGTGATCGACGAGGGTGGGCTAGGCGCAGGCATTGTGGATCGCTTAAAAGAACAGCGCTACAAGGTTAAGGGCATCAACTTCGGTAATAAGTCCACGAATCCCATTATGTACGGCAACAAAAGGGCTGAAATGTGGGGCAAAATGAAGGATTGGCTGAAAACTGCTTCAATCCCGCTTGACAGGTTTCTGAAAACTGATTTAATTTCGCCTATGATGAAGCCCGACTCCAAAGGGACTATCTTTTTGGAGTCAAAAAAGGACATGAAGGCACGCGGTTTGGCCTCGCCTGACGCGGCTGACGCTATATGCGTCACTTTTGCCTTCCCAGTAGCCCACCGTGAGGCGCGTGAATCCACGCAGCGCCGAGCGTACAATGGCAGAGGCGTGGTTGCAACTTCTTGGATGGGATCGTAATGGCTAAAAAGAGTGTGTCCTTAAGCGTTGGTCGCGGTGAGAAGTTGCCAGTCAGCAAAGGTGCTGGCTTGACCGAGAAGGGCCGCGCTAAGTACAATGCCGCAACGGGTTCTAACTTGAAGGCGCCAGCGCCTAACCCCAAGACTAAGGCAGATCAGGGGCGCAAGGATTCATTTTGTGCAAGAATGGGCGCAGTAGCGGCCAACGCCAAAGATGGCGAACGCGCTAAAGCAGCTCTTAAACGATGGAAGTGTTGATATGGCTACCAAACCTGGACTCTACGCAAACATTCATGCCAAACGCGAACGCATCAAAGCTGGCTCTGGCGAAAAGATGAACAAGCCTGGCACCAAAGGCGCGCCTACCGCTAAAGACTTTAAAGAATCTGCCAAAACAGCGAAGAAGAAATAATCATGCCATTGGTTAAATCAAAATCACCCGAAGCCTTCCGCAAAAACGTCAAAGCTGAAGTCAAAGCTGGCAAGCCCGTCAAGCAGGCCGTTGCCATCGCGTATTCAGTCAAACGTGAAGCAGAAAAGAAGAAAAAATAATGGCTGATCCAACCGGAATGGTCGCGGCGGCTAATGTAGCCGCTGGCGGCAAACCACCAAAGTCTGACTCAGACATTCTGACAACCGCCCGCGCTCGGTTGGACATGGCAGTCGCTGCTTTGGCTGAAAGCCGCGAAGACGAAATTGACGATCTGCGCTTTTATGCCGGATCACCCGACAACCACTGGCAGTGGCCTGCTGACGTATTGGCCACTCGCGGTGCGGTGCAAGGTCAGACGATTAACGCACGCCCAACCCTGACAATCAACAAACTGCCGCAGCACGTTCGTCAAGTGACGAATGACATGCGTCAGAACCGCCCAGGTGCGAAGGTCATCCCAGTCGATGACAACGCTGACGTGGAAGTGGCTGAGATTTTCAACGGCATGATTCGCCACATTGAGTACATCTCTGACGCTGACGTGGCATACGACACGGCCTGCGAGAATCAGGTGTCCTACGGCGAGGGTTACATCACCCTGATGACCGAGTACTGTGACGAAAACACATTCGATCAGGACATTAAGATTGGCCGTATTCGCAACAGCTTCTCGGTCTACATGGATCCTCTGATCCAAGACCCAACGGGTGCGGATGCCAAGTATTGCTTTATCACCGAAGACCTGACCAAAGCAGAATATGAGCGCCAGTACCCTGATGCTGCGCCTATCTCTACGCTCCAGTCCCTCGGTGTGGGCGACCAGTCGATCAGCAACTGGCTCAATGAAGACACAGTGCGTATTGCTAGTTACTACTACATCGACTACGACAAAACCAAGCTGAATTTGTACCCTGGCAACCAGTCGGCCTTTGAAGGCACGCCTGAAGACAAGATGCTCAAGGACATGTTTGGCAAGCCTGTCAAATCACGCATGTCTGAGCGCCCACGGGTGATGTACTGCAAGATCAACGGCTACGAAATCCTTGAACAAAAAGAGTGGGCTGGCAAGTGGA